CCCAGTAGCTGCCTGGCTCGGTGACAGACAGAGTTCCATCACCGGAAGGAACGTTAACCACCTGCTTATCATCCTTGTACCACTGGTATGCGTATGGAGATTTACCAGCTTTAGCTTCAGCCGCCAGCTTTGTCGGTACTGTTTTATTCAGCTGGCGTGATTCAGGATGCACAGAGAAGTAATCAGATCCGGCATCGGGCAGATATGCCAATTCATAAGTTGTTCCAGCGCTACCGCTCAATCCGGTCTTGTCTGCATATGGCATGGCGTCAATCGCCTCACCCAGAACCGACTCATCTTCGATATAAACAAAACTACTCCCATCACCTAAAGTAATATTTGAGCGTTTATACTGCACCACGCGGCGCTCTGGAATATCTGTTACCTGGAAGAAGCTCATAGTAAATCCTCGTTAGTTAAAATTTCTTGCCGTCTAAGTATCTTGCCACACGATCATCCATCTCCGCCATCTGCTTCAGCGTTAGCGGGTTACCGAAGCCATCAACGCTTGCTGCCCTGAACTCTTCTGGCGTCATACCTGCGTTACGGAAAATCTTTCCACGTGTCGCGCCCAAAGCGGCATCCTGGAATGCTGCAGGTTGTGACTTCAGGAAGTCGTAATAGCTTGTGCTGGCATCTACCTGCATACCGCCATCAGCACCGCGCGCTGCGCGTTTAGCCCCTGCATCCAGGAAGTCGAACTCGCTGCTAACTACTGGAGCGGTAGTTGTTCTGCAGTTTGGATGAAATGGCGGCATTGGCTGGAATTCATCGCCTGGCTTATACACTTTACCGGGCGGCCAGCCCCTGCATATCGCTGAAGTTTTCCCGTCCAGAGTTACAACTAGTTCATAACCCTCAATCACATCACTATTCTTATCATACGTTGCTTCACGCGCCACATTAGAGACATGAGCAACAGCAGTGCGCACGATGGTCTTAGCGTTTCGCTCAGAGATATCAGCAAGGCCACCAGCGCCTACAACCTCTTTCACGATGTCACGCGTAGTGCGGCCCTGCACAAACCCCATCTTTACGCCCTGGGTCAGCCTGGCGACTTCATCACCTTTCCATCCATCTACCCATGCACTGAAGTCAACTGGCTTGTAGTTAAGCTGCATGGGATTGAACTTAATGGCGCTCCATACCTGCTCTGGGGATGGCGTGGTGAAGTTGGCCTGAATGTTAGCGGCCATTGCCTTGGCTGACCACTGCGACTCATACGCGCCTAAATCTTTCAGGTCTGCAATCAGCAGCTGATTCCAATCGCCAGCAATACCACTCAGGATACTATCGATATCCTTCAGCATGGTGTTCAGGTTGGCACGAGTTCGGCTGTCGTCACCAAACTGCAACACGCGACTGCACACCTCCTTGCGCATATCGTCAATGAACGGAACAACAAGCGAAGCCTCATGCGAGGCGTTGCGCTGTAGCCAGATCTGGTGGCTGATGAATGCTGACGTGAGGTTGCTCATAGTTCATCCATAGCTATGGTGCCAGCGATGAGGAATAAGAAAGCGCCAATCAGCAATAGGGTCGCTATCACTGCGCCACCTCCTGCTGACTTTCCTGCTGCTCAACACCATTAGCCGTTGCCGGGATGTCGCCAGTTACCTCTGTAGCATTACCCGTGGCGTTGGTGCGCGTTGGCATCTGATTTTCCAGTGCATCAGTAATATCCTCATCTTTCCAGTCAGTCACGCCAGCGGCGCGAAGTGCAGCATAGTAGGCGGTCACTGGCAGGTATCCGGCATTGATGTCAGCCATCCACGCGGTACGGTCTTGCGCGGTCATCTGCTGAAGGAAGAACTCAGTGTTTAGCTTGAATTCGATCTCAGTCCCTTCAGGTATGCGCATCATGCCAGCAACCCACTTCAATGCCCGCGTGTATGCCTCGCTAACGTTGTTGGAGATTGTCGCCATTACTGACGTGTCGGCACCGCGCTGAAGCCTGGCAGACTCCGCTGTAATCTGCTGTGTTGGCGTGATGAGCTGAGCGCCGATCTGGATTGCCTGCTGTTCCTTGTCAAGCATGCCCTGCCTTGCCGCCGTACTTGAGCTTGCCTGCAACAGTGCGGCGCTGCCATTCTCCCCCAGGTTAATGCCGCAACGTGCGCCAAACTTCACTCCATTAGGGTTAGCCTCCTTCCACAGCTCCGGCGTCATGCCCTGACCAGGCGAGATGGTTAGCATCACCTGTCCGGTGACAAACGTATTCTCCTCGCTGTCTGCGCTGTTGCGGAAATGGCCGATCTGCAAATCGCACAGCGGCAACATCGGTGCATCGTCAATCGTCGAGTCGTTATTGCTGGCCCCAATGAAAGTGAATGGGATTTCATCAACAGGCACGTTACCAAGCTGAGGATAGATATCAACAACCTGCTCAACCTCTCCGCCGCCCTCTGTGAACTTAAACAGGCGCTGGCGGTACTTTCCATCGATGATGTCCAGCACGCGATATTGCTGACCGTACTTCACAACGAACTCATTATCAGGCTCGACGTATTCATATTCCTCGCGCAGCACAACCATCACTAGCGCATTAGATGAGCCTTTGCGCTCCAGCTTCCAGTTGATGATGTTCTCTGCGGTGTAGAATGCGATAACCGGATTCAGCTTCCCGGCGTTCTGTTCTGCCATCGTCGCAGCCTGCACGTCAGGGGCGTCTACCAGCAAGCCACCACGCCCGATAGAGTCAATCTCCATCAGTGTGTCCTGTGCATGCTGCCACAGTCCAACGCCAGAGCCGTCTGCATTCTTCAGCAGGTATTCCATGCTGTCAGGGATAATCTGCTCAGGGTTTTTACGCATCACCGCGCCAACCATGCCGGACAGGGTGCGCTTCGTGAAGTTGTAGCAGATAGCGCCGTCTTCATATTCCCGCTGGCGTGCCTCACCGTATTTTCGGTCTGACTCGTTAGCGCCAACATCGCGAAGGTAACGCACAAGGTCGCCAGCAATGGCATGGCGGATGCGGCTCCACTTATCGCAGTGGTATGCGTACTGTCGGTGCGGCGTTCTTACGCTGGCGTTGTTCATCATACAGCCTCATAAGTAGCTGCAAAAATATCCGGTTTGCATGGGTAGTATTCACCAGCTACGCCCCTGATGATGAAGTCGCCAGGTTTGGCAAGGTGATTGCCTTCTAGCGTGGTAATAACAAGATGCAAAACACCATCAATAGCGACGATTTCAGGCTCGTAACCAATGAATTCTGAGATGAATTTAATGCGTTCTTCGTTCACGCCAGTGAACTTGATTGCATCGATAACTACTGGCTTCTTGCGATATTTCATCATTATTCTCCAGCGCTAAAGCGCAAAGCTGATCGGGATGTTCATTACTGGTTTACGCACAGGCATTTCGTAGGCGATAGGGTAAGTGGTTGCGTCATTCTGGTGGTCTACGCCTGAGCCTTTATCTGGCTCACCATTCTTATCATATGCCTGCTGCTCAAGCCCACGCGCAGTATTAGGGCAATTCTTGTCGTTAATCTTGATGATGCCTGATTCTAGCGCCTTATTCATTGACAGTACACGGTCTTTAACTGCCGGGTTAGCAGGGTTAACACGCACTTCGAATTTAGCCTGCTGAAGCATGGCGATGTCTGACACTGACGCTCCCACGCTTTTGCGGTTCTTCCCGCTGGCGTCAGGGTAGATAACGATGCGGTGACCGTGGCGCTGCCATCGCTCCTGTATCACTCGCACAACGTCGGGCGTGTCGAACAGGTCGCATAGCTCGGCTACTGCATGCCACTCCTTGCCGCGTTGCACATAGACCGTGGAGGCCATCTTGCCGACGTTGAAGTCCTGGCCGATAAATAGCGGCTCGCCTGCGACGATCTCTTCGTGACTGCGGCATTCTTTGCGCTTGTAGCCGTAGTAGACTGTTCCTGACGTGAGGTTGACGAACTCGCCATCCACGTAGGCATCAACCAGCTGAGATGGGTACGTGTTATATAGCGAAGGGATGTAGTCGCTCGGCAGGTTCTTCGCATTCTGCCTGGTACTGGCCTTAGTCAGTGAATAGAACTCAGCAATCTCCGGGCGCTCTTGAAGGTCGACTACGAACAGCTTGTGAACGAAGTTGAATCCCTCTGGCGTGGTCGTGAAGTCCACGGTGTTTATCGGATAGTCATCACGCACCGATGACATGCGGGCGATTATCTTCTTCCACGCAGCATCGGCCTTGGCCATCTTCATTGTGTCTATTTCGTCGATCTGCGCGTGGTTGATGTCGAAGCCGACAATGCGGTGAGCATGCTCCATTGCGCGGCACTTAACCATGCTGTACTCAACCTCATCAACGAACAGCTTTACCTCTTTTCTGCTCACATTGATATCCACAGACAGCGCCACATCCCACTCCTCACTGAGCATCTCACCCACTTCGGCGATAGTGCTATAGAATATGTCGGAGATCATCGGGTAGGTCGGCGCAAAGTATCCCAGCTTTATTCCAGGGTACTGCATGGCCAGCATCCACAGGCGCACACAGCCGACGAAGGTCTTCCCGCTACGGTATCCGCCCACAAAGGCGTTGAACTTCTTATGCGCGGCAAGAAACTGTCCCTGCGGCACATTAAGCGCCAGCGCCTTAGTCATCTGACTCATCCGCTGCACTGGCATCCTGAATGCTCAGTTTCACGTTGAACGACTTCCGCTTTCCTTTCTCGCCAGGCAACGCAACGCCCAGCATATCGTTGATAGTCTGGATGGCTCCCCGCGCCGCTGCGAGATTCTCACGGCGGGCATTGCCGTTCTGATCGTGCCATTGTTCATAACCTGCATCAGCAATCTTCTTCAGCATGTCCAGTCGCCACTCAACGCTAACACCGAAGTCATTTTCTGCCTTGACAACAGCCTTCTTTTGTAGCTCCTTAATCCTCGCCTTTACCTCTCCTTTCTTTAGCATAAGATGAGCTTTGTTCCATTGCGTCTTATCTGATGCCTTACTCAGTGGATGAGCCTTCCTCCACGCTGCTGTTGCATCGCTACAGCCGCCCAATACATAGGCTTGAGCGAACGCCTCTTCTTTGGCGGTTAATTCAGTCATATCTATGCCCCTGGCATTATCGCCTGACCCGATCAGGCTTTACGTGATGATATAACATTTTATTGCAATGATAAAACATTGCACGAAAGTGTTAGCCATAAGAACGATTTCATTATTTATCCTATTGCTTTTTAGGAGTTGGATTATAGCATTCATGCGACTTACAACAAATCAGGAGATTAACATGCCCAGCCGCATCTACATCGTAAACAACAGTTCCACCTCATCCAATGAGAACAGGATGCTTCCTGTTACTGGCTCTGATGTTTCAATCACTTCTGTCGCTCTCTCAGCGAACTCCACTCGCGTTGATTG